ATCAATTGGCAGAGCGTTTAATCATGGTGTCGCTTGAAAGAATGGTGAGTATCAATCAAAGCTTGGAGCTTTTCAGGTGGTATGCTCGGTGTTCTTTACTGTGGTATTCATTTCATTATTTCGTTATGGACTAGATTTACTCAGAAGACTTTTGGTGTTTTTCTAAAGAATGCAGTTCAGAATCATGTTACTACAGAAGGATCGCCACCATTTAGTCAAAGTTTCAGTTTAGCATACTGAAAATCAGGAGAGTACCCACTTGCTACTAGGGCATCATTTAGTTCTCAAGCTGATATATCCACGTATCTATCTGAAACTCACGTTGTAGGGGTCGTTATTGTGCGAATTGTAGTAGGTGTAGTGATTCCGTTCGCTTCCATTTCATCAGTGAGAACTCCAATAGTGATATTTGCAAGAGTAGAGGTCGAAGAATACGTTGAATATTTAGGAAGCATAAATCATACTCGTAATGCTGTTCCGTTCTTTAATTGGTTGAATTCTCAGGCTTCATAAGGGAGAGAAGTTACAGAGGCATTATCATAGAGGGTATCTTGATTCGAGAGTCTATCCCAATATACATCTCCACTATCATAGTAGCATATCAAATCTCCGTCAATTGCAGTAACAGATAAACGCTTTGTCTGTTTTGTGAGGACTTTATTATATCAGGGCTTTATACTTCCGTATTCCCATACATCCGTTCAGTCAGCAATATATACAATAGAATCTCGTATAGTAATAACAGAAGATGCAGAGAAGCTTGTACCTCACTCATCCACTCAAACGACTTTAATCTTTTGCGATTCTGTTCCGTTTGTTTGGTAGAGAGCCTCGTTTGAAAACCAATAGACATTGTTGTTCTCTCCAATAGCTCATAACGCAAGAACTCCGCTTATTTTATGAGTGTAGCGGATATCCCATACGTCAGTCGTTGTTTCAGTAAGCTGATATATATGAGTCGAATTATTGGAAGTAGCTACGACATTCAGTACATCATTATAGAAATACATGTATTTTATCGTATATCCAAAAGGAATGTCACTACTCGCCTTTGTTGCATTGACTGTACATATTGTTGTAGAAGGGTCTACTGCATTTGTTACGAGGACAAGTATTTTATTAGCTACTGCAAAATATATTCGTCATGCTCACATACAAGATGCTGTAGGGATTCCAGAGTCTACGTTTGATGTTATGTTTCCGACTGTTGTAGCACTCGCTCAATCGTATTTTACTTGTTTAATAGCTCAGTTTTGAAAAAAGAAAGTGACTGGAAGTGTTGTAGTTCAAATCTGTTCTATAAGATAAGCTCATGCTGCATTGGCTGTTGTGTCGTATCCTCCAATAAATGTATAAGAAGAAGTGCAGAAGGCAGGATAAATACCATCCTTTACCTTTACGACTTGTTGCCCAAGTGAAGAGCCAAGCTCAGAGGGGCTTCAGATAGCGTACTTTCCTGTCACGTATCTTACGTTGTCTTGGATATTTACGTTCTCACAATCAAGAAACTCTCATGTTCTTCAAAGAAATGAGTCATCTGACATTCAGCCCGAGAAGTCTCTCCAATTCCAAAAAGCCATTATTCGAGGTGGGTTAAACAAGGTTGTTCTGATTCAAGAGGGCGGATAATTCTATCTGATAACTCCGTAACCATTTTATTGCAGGCGTTCTGATATTCTACGAGAGCATCATTCTTCTCATTCGTCATTCGTCTAGCCTTGTAAATCCTATACTCATTCCCGAGAACAATAAGGTGATGGTAGTCTACAGGTATTTTTATAGCAGATTCTGCATCTCATGCAATAAGGTTTATAGGGTCACTTATTCAGTACATAAGAAGCCCACTTGCTACAGTTGTTGTAGGTGTTGGGTAGATAAAGAGTGATTTATCTGCGACTGTGAAGAATGGAGTTGCAGATGATTGTCATTCTACGTAGTAAGTTGGATCGGCTGGAAGATTAGAAAACTTAGTCGGAGTCGTCATTGTATAGTAATCGTCCGTACTTGAATACTTTACTCCGACAGATGTTACCTTTTTTAGTCCATTAACTGAAGCTGTACGAACAGGGAATGTATATTCTCTCTGATTCGCTGTGAGAGTAGTTGTCCACTCATCATAGAAGAAATCCTCATTTACTTCTGAAACTATAATATTTATCAAATCTCTATACGTTACGTTAGTAATCGTAAGAAGTGTTGCATCAGGCATATTCGTACTGTTACTCGCGGTATTCAGTCGTGACATGGTGTAGATTTCGGATAGATTCATAGTTTAAGAGTTAAAACCAAAGCCCGAAGGCTCTGGATTCCAACCATTAAGCAGTTGTAGTAAGAGATGCAACCTGTGTTGTAACATAGTTTGTATCTGTAACTCATGCATCAGCATTGAGCTTTGTTGCAAGTGTATCCATACGAGTTGCGAGCATAGTCACATCTGTAAGAAGGCTTGTAAGAAGGTCAATTTGAGCCTGGTGGAAGATTTTGTCTGAAATATCAGCCATAGGATTATAGATTAACGTGAATTAAACTGCTGTTGCTGCGGTCTCGATACGAACCATTGCATTTTCTTGAAGTCTCTTTGCGGAGAAGTCAATCTTTGCACCGACAGAAGCAACCTGATTAAGTGGGTCAGCTCCTGAACCGAGAGGCTTGTAGATTGTCTCAAGTGAAGACCATTCAGCAACACCATAAGCACCCTTACCCATTACGAGAGTTGGGTAAACAGTAGTAGTTGAAGCAAATGTCTGTACATTCTGACAAACTGTGAAGCGGATTCCGTAAAGAGCTCCAATTTCACCCTTGAAGAGCTTATCTGGAGTTGTATACTTGTTGAATTCGAGCCACGCACCTGCGGATTCAGCTTGAAGGTCACCAATAACGAACGGATGAGCGACTGCTACGAAGTAACCGTCAATATCTGGAGCGTTTTGATTCTGAAGCTTAGTATGAGTCTTGCGAACGATACTAGAAGTAATGAGGTCAGTTGTTGCAATATCTGTACGAACAGTGTTGACTGATACATCAGAGTAGAGAACATTAGTACCTGCCATGATTTCTGTCTGAATGACTTGATCTACGATACGAGCCATGTTAGCTCCTACTTCCTTTCCTGCGTTAGCGAGAATCTTAGTAGGTGCAGCCTTGAGAAGACGGTCTGAGATTTCTACATAAATACCGTATTGGGTAGGAGTTGTAGTAATAACAGTGTATGTAAACGCTGTTGAATTAGGTACGACACCTTCTGTAAGGGTTGCAGTTGCAGCAGTTACAGTAAGTTGTGAAGCCTTCGCCCAAGATACCGTACCGAATCCATCATCGACCATTGGTTTCTCTCCCATCTTATAGAAGTAGAGATTGGGTTCAAAGTTTTCAAGAAGCGTTTTATAAAGCTTCGTTTGCAGGTAGTTTGAACCAATACCTGATTTAATGTTAACTCACATAAGTTAGGGTTGTTACAGCCTTACTTTTCATTCTTTGATGAGTTTATCAAGTTCGTCATCAGAATAGGTTAATTCTGTCTTTGTCTGGCGAGCATTTGATGGAGCTCTTCAAGAAGAAGAGTAGACTTTAGAATTAAGTTTGTTCTGTGTCTGTTCATCAAGTAATGCTTGCGGATTAGTTTCAGCGAGGTAGTGCTTATAGGCTCTTTCGTATGAAAGATTAGGATTTTCCTCGATAAGAATATCAAGGTCTTCTTTTAGCTCATAAGCTGTAGGATTCTTTAGAAAGAATTGTTGCTTTTCGAATTCCTCTGCCATCTGTTGTTTAACTACGTTTTTAAAGTAATCTACATCAGTTGAGTGGTCTTGTCAAAGCTTTTCTTGAAGCTCCTCTACTCTTGCTTTCGCTTCTAACGCCTGCCTTTTGTACTCATTCTTTTCAGCGAGTATTTTAGCAACATTACTTTTCTTCTTCGGTTTCTCTTCGGTTTTAGCCTCTTGAGATTCCTCTTCGGTAGTTTCCTCGGTGTCGACTTCTTCGGAATTGGTTTCCTCTTGGGATTCCTCTTCTACCTGCTCTTCTGATTCATTTGTGCCTGAATCTGAGTTGCTATCCTCTTGGGCGAATATCTCAGCTCGAAGAAGGTCATCTGACTCTTGTTCGGTGAGATTAGTTGTATCCTGCATATTATAGAATGATTATGCCCTCTATAGGCTAAAAGTGGATTACTCCGCTCAAACTCTAGCTCCCGCTAGAATCTGTCTCGGAATCTTCTACATTCTTGAGCTTCTCCTCATTGATTATGTCATCGGGGAGGTCAATGAAGTTCTTTATGGTGTTTCGCTTGATTATGAGAGCCTTTATCTTTGATTCGTCTGTATTCTCATCGAATATTACTCTTTCTACATTACTTTGTAGCCTTTTTAGCTCTTCCACGAGTACGAGGTACGACTGGTTCGTCTTGAGTGTCTCAAGTGCTTGCTGTATTTTCGTCATCTTTTACAAGGGTTACAATGGGTGGTTCGACTTGTTCCTTTGGTTCTGTGTAAACGTAGTCACGAGGTACAATCTTGTAGAACATATCTTCTGTGAGTCATTTGCTTGCGAAATATGGTTTGTAGCATACCTTTTTGAATTTAAGCATTGCTGGATCGCGGAACTCGTTAATCATATCGATTACGTCTTCTCCATTATCTGCATAGATAACTTCTTTACGGAGTCCAAAGTATTCTCATATCATTTGTTCTGCGGTGCGTTGTCATGACATAAATCCAATAATTTTATTAGATTCCTCATTTATTCCTCCTGTTCTTCCAAGAGCGGATGCAATAGTTGATACTGGCATATTATTTAGTTAAGTAAGTTTTAGCTTCTGTGATTATAGTGTTGAGCTGATTTATTGCAATGTTGTTTTGCTTCTCGTTTGACTCATGTTGTATAAGAGCTTTGAGAATAGCCTCTTTCTTTTCCTCACTTGCTGTATCGAGGTCATCTTTACAAGCCTTTATGAATAGAGGTCATTTTATAAGATTGATAAGAGTCTCAACATATCCTGATTCAAGAGCTTTTATCTGCTCTTCGAGGATTTCTTGATTTATGTGTTCTGGATTGATATTTGGTATCATGGGTGAAAGTTAAGATATAGATTGTAAGGACTCTACTTGATTGCCTTGTGATTGGAGAGAAGCACTTGTTGTCTGTGCTGCTGCCGCATTCGCCATTCCTTGTAATGCAGGGCTTTGCATTTGCTGGTTCTGTCACATCATTATCATTCATTCTTCGAGCTGTTTGAGTACCTTTTCTTTTACTGGATTATCCATTGCAGATTGGAATATAACGTAGTATGTCATGAGTTCCACATTTGGATTAGTGAACTCAGGCATAATCTCGTTGTTAATGTACTCCACTTTTCGTCTTGCATCTATTTCCTCAGGAGAGAAATAAGGATTTAAAATCTGTTGCATCTCTCTATCATGTCCATCGAGTTTAAGTGAATAACGGAATGCTATAGACTTGGTGATTTTTGGTACGTTTGGATCTTGTAAGATAAGAGGGAGTTTTGCAGAGAATTGAATTTTCATCTGCTCTCTCATTTGATTCATCTTCTTTTTACTCTCGATAGAGAAATCTACATCATCGACTCCGAGGAAATCATCTCTACGGAATACGAATTGATTAGTATTAAATCCGTTGGTAAGACGAATGAATTTCTCATCAGACCGAGAGAAGAACTCTTGGTAGGTTCTAAACCACATATGTTTCCAGAAGTCTACTTCTGCCCACGTTGATACTTCTACCGAAAGACCGAATATAACATTAGCGTTAGCCTGAATCTGTTGTGATTCACCAAGAGTTATAGACTTGTCTCCTTGTATTCCAAGTGAACGTGAGTCGATTCCTGTATCGAGCTGAATCTGCCTTACAAGCTCTTGAGATACATTGAATGAATCTGCCATGATAGATTGACGAGGAACAGGATATACTGCATTACTGAGACTATTATTTCCTGCATTTGCCCCAATCCATTTCGTATTGATAGAAGGTCGTGTGAGTTCTGTTGTATCTTTTACAATATCTGTATTGACGAGATTAATCTGTCAGAAGGTGTTGAACTTCGCATCTATGAGACGAAGGTTCATAAGAATAGACTGTGCTTTCTGTTTATCAAGGATAAGGTCAGCCATAGAAATACCACAAGGGTCTCATCTTGTAGGTGAGAAGTAGGAAATACGAACAACTGCTTTCATTGAAACAATCCCTGTCTTCTTCTCTTCCTTTGTAACAGGTTTGATAAGCTCGAACTCGTAAATCTCCTGCATATTTGTATCGATGAGGACTTTGTAGAGCTTGCCTTCGATAGTTGTGAAGCCTTCGTATACTGAGACAATCTTATTCATCGTCTCATCAGTAACATCGCTTGTTCCTTGTGCTTCGTTGCGATAAGTTCTATCTGATTGAAGTTCTATGTCCATTTCCTCAGTGATTTCCTTTCCTTTTGCCTTCTCTTCAAGTTCACTCTTCTTTATCTCACGCTCAAAGAAATTCCATCGTGCTGGAGTTACATAATCAGAGAAAGGGTCACATATCCAAGTGAGAGGGTCTACAGACTCAAACTCTCACACTTTTTTAATATCATCCCATCCTCTTTTTACTCGAAGTGAAACACCTGTGAGACATTCGTCTACAAATTCAGCATGTCGCATTCTATTAAGATTCATCTCTCCATAATCGTACTCAGCGAGATTAGTTATATTATCAGCGTATTCTTCATCTCAAAACTTGCGAGGTTTTGCAATAACAGAAAGCTCATCATTATATTTTATAGCAACGTAGAGTTGTGTTGAAGCATAAAGAGTATTTACTCCGACCTTTCAATCTTCTTTATCTTGGTCAACATACTTTGATATATTCTCTCTCCATTTCTGTCTCCTGTTTAACATAAAATTCAAGCCCAGGTTTATTTGGTCTTGTAGTTCCTTTAGAATCACGTCTTTATCGAGAGGTAATTTCATGGTTTTAGTCCGTTATGTATTCATAATAATGATTTCTAGGAGAAAGCAAGGGAATTATATAAATTGGTCGTATGAGACTTCAAAAGATTTCACTTGGTTCGGTGTTGTGAGGTTTCTGTAAGTAACTCAAAGATAACGCATAGCATCAGCACTATTAGAAGCCCAATCATGCTTTGGTTGGTTTCTATACGTTTGGTTCTTCGCATCATATTCCTTGTGATAAGAAGAGAGAGCATTTATCCCTCTCTCGCATTTATCCTCATCAATCCATAGGTATTTAAACATTCTTCTCACGGCATCTATTCAATCTTCTATCCCGAGTTTTGGCACAACTTCTATATTCGTCATTCAGAGAGACTGTAGGAATTGCTTACGACTGTTTCATGTTTGCAATTCTTTTACTTCTACATCGTGAGGAAGATAATGCTTTGCGAATCTGTAAGGCTTTCATTTGATGAGCGATACATAATGCTCAAGTCATTCACCACTCATCTCGTAATGGTCAATACATCTCACTTCCTTTCAGTGAATCTGGAAAAACCATATTGCAGTTGTATCATTCATTCATAAATCCCAAACTGTATAAGTATCAAGAGCTGGTTCATAAGGAACGTGTCAGATTCTTCATTCCTTTCTTGCATCTCTCATTTGGTCAGCATAGTAAGCTCATTTGATTGAAGCCTCGAAGGATATGAAGTATTCTTGCTGTATAAGGTCTTCATCCATTCAATCTCTCCGTTCTTCTTCTATCATCTGGTCAGTTACTATTCTATTTCAATCGTTATCGTAAGTATCATAAGCGGATTTCTCTGATAAGAACCAAACGTCAGGGTTCTTCCTTGCTACTTCTCTCATCTTCCAGCCATGATTTTTCCCTCGTGGTGTGAATATAAACCAAGCGAATCATCCATTAAGCTTTAAGATAGGTCGGAGTAAATCCCATCATCGTGGATCGCTGATAGGAAACTCCGAGAATAAGCATCATACAGGATTCGTTCATACGATGTTGTCTATTTTCCTATCAGTTCCGATTACTTGAATAAGTGACCCATTGATTAGCTCTATCTGCATTGATTGGTCATTCTTCTTGGCGATAAGCTCTTTTGGTAAATGGTCGAACATAGTACGTCAATCGTTGTCTATGTTATCCCAAAAAGCCTTACGTCATTGTTCGTATTCAGGGAATATATAGTAATACACTCATTTACGTTCAAGAGCTTTCTTAATGAATCATTGCCATGCTGTCTTGTCTTTTCATCACCTTCTGTGCCAAATAACGATAATTCTATTATACTTCTCCATTGCATCAAGAAATTCTTTCTGATATGGACGGGGCTTATAGTTATGTGGCAGTGTAATTTGCATGTATTTCTTGGTAAAATGGATTCTGTAGTCTCACATCTCTCTTTCTTGCAACTTCTTTTATTTGATTGCAGTTCGCACATAAAATTTGTATTCCTACGGGGAATCATTCTTTTCTGAGTTTCTCATAAGTGTTTATTCAAGCCTTCTGAGCATTATACTTCTCTCTATTATTCTTAATCCAATCTGCATTCCATTTTCTCCTTTTTTCTATATTTTCTTTTCTATATTTTCTATGGTATTCCAAATTTTCTAGATGTTCTTGGCCTTTAGCTGTAATTTCTTTACGAGTCATTTGTTAGTATTAATTATTCGCTAATCCATTTAATGGTTAGGTCTCAAGTATTATTATTCTTATTATCTGTTTCTTGTTTAAGAGAGAACTCATCTTTGCTCTTTCTCTCTAGCCATTCCTTACTTGCTTGGTAGTCAGAAGACTCTATCTTCTTAATCCAGTTGAGCTTTGCTTGTATGTTAGGCTGTTTCTTTAATGTCTCTTTTCGCTCTCAAAATTCAGGATGCTCTTCGCAATATCTGTAAAGAGTTGCTGGAGAGATATTCGCATAAAGACTAGCTTCTACATCAGTAAAACTCCTAGCAAAAGCAAACTCTAATTTTGCGAGGACTTCTTCCGTGATTGCTTCAGGTCTTCAGGCAGGCATTACTTCAGATATTATAGTTCTATATTATCTAATTACGAAATTTTGCAAGTCTATTTCTTTCTATCTGTAAAAAGGGCTTTATTTGGATAGGTCTTTATAATGTAATTCTCTAAATCATGTATCCTTTGTAAGCACATTTCAATCTGTTGCTCTTGGAGGTTTAGTTTCTCTGTTATTTGTAAGAGGGTTTCCATTATTCTGTTTTGTTATGATTCTCTGGATTGTTTAGTCTGTCCGTTATTTTATTTACTCTTACTTCCTCTTTTTCCCACTCTTCTTCTGTAGCATATAGCACTTGGACTTCCATTCAAAATAATGTTCCAATTCTTCTTACAATCTGTGGTTTATTTTCCATAGTTATCTGGGTTATTTAATCTTATCCCTCCATAAATCATAAACAGTATATCATCTGTATACTTTAGATGGGCTTGGTCAGATTATTACATATTTTGCAATATCTTCTATCTTCTCATTCAGCTCAAACAAGCAATTCATTATTGCATCGTTGTTTAAAGGAGATAAGTTGTATTTAGCTACAAAGGCGTTGAATGCTTCTGTATCTTGTGGTCGAGGCGTTTCACTCATAGTTAGTATAGTTATGGATTGATCGAATAGTCACATTGTTTGGCGTATAATTCTTTTAGTCTGTCGTTTAACATTCTCTGCATATTTCTTTCGTGAGTGGCACAATCTCTTTTAATCTGCTTTCGTTTTTCTTTGGATAGTTTCTCAGGTGAAAAGAAATACTCGTGCAGGGAGTTTTAATTGTGGCGAATCTACCATAATTAGAGTTACTTACGAACGTGGTCGTTTATTCTGTCTGCTAATGATTTTCAAAATTGTTGTCATGGAGACTCGCGATACATGAGTAATAGATTTCAAAGAGTATGAATATCTTCAATATCTCACGTCATGTCTCAATATCTTTCCATAGCCTCTATGTTTTTTGTTACTTCATCAAGAAGTTGTTGTGCGATTGGTGTCATATTTCGTAAGTTAGTTTCAATACCATATCTGTTCTTCTTCTTTCTTAGGCTCTATCTGTTTGAGAATCTCTTTTATTACTATTTCCTGTATTCTTAGTTTTAGTAAAAGAGTAGGAGATTTTTTTAACTCTTGTAAGAGGGATAGAGTATGAGGGGAAAGAGTTATTTGCATTGTTAGTTATTACTTTGAGAGGGGGGATTCAGGTTAGCTATGCACATATCAAAGTATTTTTCAACTTTCTCTATCAGGAAGTATTCTCTGTTTAGTTCTTGTGCTACGACTCAAACTGTTCAGCTTCATGCGAATGGATCGAGTATTAAGTCCTCTTCGTTAGTCCATGTAAGTATGTGGTCTCTAATGAGTTTCTTTGGGAATGTTGCAGGATGCTCAATTTTCTTTCAGAAGTTTTCCTGTCATGTTGTATTGCAATCCCATACATTGTGCCTCATAGAGAACTCATTTATCTTTCCTGTAAACTCTCCATTCTCAATACTTCAATCTTTCTTTCTACTAGAAGTCTTTCATGCAGGCTTTCCATATTTTATTGGTAGGTCTTTTATAGGGTTAAATGTCTTTGGTTTTCCTTTACAGAAAATAAACATATATTC